ATAAAATTAGTACACATAATCAAAGTGGTGGTTCAAAAGAAACAAAAATACATGCAACATCTATTGGTTGGAAATAATGCCTAGAAAAAAGATAACTCCAAAAGAATATAGCGAAATCGCTACTGGTTTATAATGAAATTTGTGTTAGCTTATACGATCTGTTCGGCTATCACAGGTTTGTGTAATAACACAACAGTATCCTCAATAGAATTTAATTCCTGGACAGATTGTACCAAGTCTGGTGCAGCAGCTACCATTCAAGTTACCAATGAAAACATAGAGAAGTTTAATAAAGAAAAATTATATGTAACTTATTTTTGTAACGAGGTAGAGTTAGAAGATGCCTAGAAAAAAAGATCACTCAAACATAGAAGATCACAATGGAATAAGAATATCTTATCATGAAAAAGTTTGTGCAGAAAGAATGAAAACTTTATTTAATAAAATTGATAACATGAACAAAGACATGAAAAATTTAAGGGATGATATTAGTGAACTAAAAGATTATGCAAATAAAAGTAAGGGTGGTTTTAAGTTGCTTATGATTCTTGGTAGTCTTTTTGCTGCTGCATTAGGTTACTTTAAATACAATGGCTAGAAGAGTAAAAGCTATTACAGGCTTAACTTCAGAATTGAAAGCACAACTTAGACTTTGTGAAGATCCTAATCTACTTGTGTTCACACCTGTTGGTGGTTTGGGTCCAGTAGATATAGTTACTTTAAATATGTCAACAGGTGAGTATACTGCTTATGATGTTAAATCTAAAAATTATAGAAAGGTTAATAGTTATACTGCAAAAGATGGATATAAAAGAAATCTTAAAGGATCATTTATATCTAGAGGTGCAACTAAAGAACAAAAGAAACTTAACGTAAGGATTATATACGAATGAAATTATCAGAAAACTTTACCCTACAAGAACTAACTAAATCAGACACAGCAATAAGATTGGGTATACCTAATGAACCTAATTCAGATCAGATAGCTAAACTACAAAACCTTTGCGAGACTTTACTACAACCAGTTAGAGATAAGTTTGGTGTTGTTATAATAACTTCTGGATATAGATCTCCAGAACTTTGTACTAAAATAGGCAGCTCAATTAATAGTCAACATTGCAAAGCTGAAGCCGTTGATTTTGAGTGTCCAGGCACAGATAATGCCGATCTTGCATATTGGATAAAAGATAATATAGAGGGTTGGGATCAAATGATCCTTGAGTTTTATACCATTGGAGAGCCTTCAAGTGGTTGGGTGCATTGTAGTGTAGCAGATAAACCAAGAAAACAATTCTTGAGAGCTTACAAAGAAGATGGTAAGACAAAATACAAACCAATACTAGGAGATATAAGATGTGGTTAAGTGCAATTAAATTAGCTGTTCAAGCAGGTAGTCATATCTATAAGAACAAGCAGAAAACTAAGATGCTTATGGCAGACGCACAAATGAATCATGCACAAAAGATGGCAAGTGGTGAAGCAGAGTATCAAGGTAAATTATTAGAGAGTAGAAATTCAGATTGGAAAGACGAGTTCATTTTAATTTTGTTGTCAGTACCTATTGTTATGCTTGGCTTTGCAGTATGGTCAGACAATCCTGCTCATATGGAAAAGATGCAGCTCTTCTTTGAATACTTTTCTAACTTACCATTTTGGTATCAATCAATTTTTGTAGGTGTCATTGCGAGTGTCTATGGTTTAAAAGCAACAGATTTAATTAAGAGGAAATAATGAGTAATCAAGCACCAATGATGATGGTATCACAATACAGTAAAAAGAAACCTACCCTTCTTTCGCAGCAAACAGGTAAGAAGAAAAAGAAAAAGAAATATAAGAAGAAGAAGTAATGGCTAAACAAAAATTTACACACTTTATACCTAGAGAGAAGCCTAAGAAAAGAAAAGGGGTTCATACTAAATCTCAAAACAAAAGTGCTAAGAGACAAAAGAAACAAACTAGATACAAGGGTCAAGGAAGATGATCGATAGATTTATTTATAGTTTTTTTGGTTTGCTTGACAAACTTACTAATCATTTAGATAGAGTATTTTTTCCTAAGAAGAGGAAAAAGAAATGAAGATAAGTGAGAATACAAATGTTGCTATGCCAATTAAAAATATGGTTGGTATTATTGTTGGTGTGGCTATGGGTATCTTTGCATACACAGAGGTTACTGCAAGATTAACTTCACTTGAAACGTCAAGAGAACTAATGAACTCTGACTTACTTAAAAAATCAGAACAAACAACTACAGACAAGGAACAATATCTTTTGCTCGAAGATTTATACGAAACAGTAGAGAAGCACCAAGAACTTTTAGATAAGAATATTCATACACAAGTTATGCTAGATCATATAGAAGCACAGTTAGATAAAGCATTAAAAGATATTGAACATTTAAAAGATAAGGTACGAGCAAATGGAACAAATCATTAGTACAGTTGTGGCTCTTTGTATGTTTGTTGCAGGTGAATTAACTGAACATAGAATACAACCAGCTATGTCTGATTGCTTAAAAGGTAAACGAGTTGCTGAACGAGGAGCAAATGATAATATAGAATATAAGTGTGGTAAAGTAAAAGCAGAGTTAGAAGAAAATATAGATGGTAGTAAAGCAATAAAAAAAATAGTAGAATAAAATTATGGCTATCAGAAAAACTACTAAAGGTAAAAACGCAAACTACAGACCCACAAAGTCTGGAGCTGGCATGACGGCTAAAGGTGTTGCAAGATATAGAAGAGCCAATCCTGGAAGTAAATTAAAGACGGCAGTTACAGGTAAAGTTAAACCTGGGTCAAAGGCAGCTAAAAGAAGAAAATCATATTGTGCAAGATCTGCAGGTCAACTTAAAAGATCTTCTGCTAAAACAAGAAACGATCCTAACTCTAGAATAAGACAAGCTAGAAGAAGATGGAAGTGTTAGTTTGAAAAAAACCTGGAAGAAACCAAAAGTTCAATCATTAGTTTGTGGTCATTGTAAAGAGTGCGACAAACAATTAATGAGTGATGAGGGTGGTTGGATAGTAACCCATAAGAAACAATATTTTTGTCATGATGGTAAAGAAGGTTCTTGCTTTGACAACTATTGTGAGTTAAAACTTAAACAACATAAGGAGCAACATGAAAAAAGGTTATCACAAAACAGCTACTGGTAAGACAGCTAAGAAGGGTCTTTACTATAACATTAATAAAAAAAAACGAGCTGGTACTTCGAAAAGTAAAGCTAAAAGTACAATCTCTGCGAAGGCTTATAGAAACATGAAGTCTGGATTTAAAAAGTAATTTGTTTTAGTTCCTCGAACTCTTTCCAAATAGTATTTTCTTCACCCCAATAATTTTTCTTATCTTTTTTATTTCTTATAGAATGAATGATTGTAGTGTGATCTTGATTAAACAATCTGCTCATAGAAGATAAGCTAACATTGTAACCTTCATACAATAAATTATAGATTATACTTCTTGCTCGAACTACATCCCTAGTTCTACCTTTACTAAAGATGTCATGTTTGCTTACAGTATATTTATCACACACTTTATCTACAAGTTTAGATACGACTTCCAAGTTTGCATTCTTTGTTTTAAATGTAGTAGCAACTTTAGTTTTATTATTGCTATCCATTATTGGTTGTCTCTGCATTAGTTCTGCTGCGTACAGAAATCCTTCTGAAAACCCTACCTCATATAATCTTTCTTCTTGGCTTGTTAAAAGGTAAAATGCTTTTTTAACTTTATAGATAAAGTGATTTTGATTTAACTTATTGATGTGTTTATTATAGTGTTGACTTACATTTATGGTCATAGATCCCCTACAGTTTCCTTTCTTTTTTTTCAACTATTAAGTTAATAACTTAACTTGCCATTAACTTTTCTTTTGTCTGCTCTATTTGCCAAAGCAATTTATAAGAATCTTGTTGATACTTATTTACTTTGTACTTTGCTTCCAGGAACTTCTTGTGTTTTTTCGCTTGAAGATCCTTCAGCTTTTGCAGACGAACTTTGATGTCTTCCATCATGCTCCTTTGCTACTGTTGTAAAATCGTACTTTAAGTTATCGATTTTTACTTCTACAAACTCTCCTCTATTCGAGTTGTCTGCAGCCTTCTTTACATCATCAAAGAGTTCAATCATTTGAAAATGACACTCTCCATTGATAATTCTTTTAAATTTTGTCATACTTATTTACTTTTTTCAACTTCTTTTTTGATCAAAAAATCTATATACTGTCTAGCTTTTTTAAGATCTTCGATACCATTTTTTCTTTTATATCTAGAAATATATTTAATTACATTTCCTTCACAGAAATCAAATTCATTTTTAATTATAAAGTCAATAGGTTCAATTTTATTTGCTATGTAATGTTCTGGTTCTTTTAT